CTGAGTGGCGATTATCTAACCCTTGTAATTGTCACCCTGTGAAACCAGCACCGCGCCGGATTCGTCGAAGATGTCGACATGGTTGGAACCACAGTAACGGCAGAACCACCACAGCGGTTTGCCATCCTCGTAATACTGCTCGAATCCAGACTGCACCGGAGCGAGAATCCCCTGCGCGCAGTCCCGGCATCTGCCGTGCTTGGTCGTTAGGTTACTCATCCATCGGCCCTACCTTTCCCAAGAACGGTTCCACCACATACTTCGCGATCAACCCGACCGCCCGATCCAGCCATGCATCAAACTTGTTCAACGGAACATGAGCGATGCTTTCTGGCGCTGGCAATTGCGCCGTCACAGATGTGTGCTTTTCATCCATATTGCCTATGAAAATACAGCTTTCTTGCAAGCTGTAAAGAACAAAATGCAATTATTTTTTCTTGCATGGAAGCAGACACCATGCCACCCTCAAAACCAGATGCCAGCCACAGAATATCGATACACCGAGATTGAAAAGCGGGCCGCGCAGATAACCGATCAGCTTTGCCCGGTGTTTGTCGCCGAGACCGGAACACACATTGGCCCCAAGGCATTCAAAGCGATAACGCTGCGGCTGGCTGAATTACTAGAAGACCTGCTCACCAAAGACCCATCATGCCGATGACCCTAAAACAATTCCGATCAGCTGGCGGCCACGCACGAGCAAAGGCTCTCACCAAAAGACGCCGGAGCGAGATCGCCACACTCGGCGGCCTGCAACGCGCCAGGAACGCTCGCAAACGGCCCCCGGCTCCCTTGGCCCAGCCCAATGAAACAAACGATGCCTGAGCCCGCCAAAGCGCGAAGAGAGCCCCTCTTGAAGCTGACCGACAAGCTCCCGCACATACCGCCGCCACTGAAAAAACAGCACCCGAATGCCCGGCACGCGAAGCGGCTCCAACTCAAAAGCGTGGAGTCCCTGGGTAACTGGATCAATAAATCGAGCGGCCAATATATCCACGATCAGAAGCCGGAGCTTTACAAGAGGATCGTTGCCATGCTGGCTTCCCCAGAGTTCAGCTTCAAGGACATCCGCGAAGCCACCGGCATCACCTGGCCCACCATCCGGGCCATCTACGAACGCGAGCCCGAAGCCATCAAAGGCGAACGCAAAAGGCTCTGCAGGCAATACGCAAGACTGGAACGGCTCCTCCTGGAACGTGTAGAAGAACACGCAGTCAAGGACACAGTCAGTGATAGAGATGCTCTCTTCGGCATATCAGTGGCACGCCACAGCCAGCAACTACTCACAGGCGAAGCTACCTCCCATAACCTCACCATGAGCGTGAACGCCACCGTCGACATAGCAGGCGAGTTTGCCAAACTGCATGAGACAATACGCGCTGCAAAGCCGGTGAAACAGATAGACGGAACCAGCACGTCGAAAACGGAAAATCTCGCCTAAGTGCCTGGGCCTCAACACATTTAATATGACGTTTATTATAAGAAGTTATGGGTAAGCTCCTCTTGACGAGCCGGTTGCCAGCCTATCTTCAAAAAGCCGGTTTTTCGGCTGCCGGATCGCATCGAACTGCCGCCTGCCTGCCTGCTGCCGCCTTCCGCGTAAGCGCCTCCGCTCGAGCGCGTTACAAAAGATCGACATCGCTGGACGCAGGGCTCGAGGCCGGGGGGAGGGGGTCGCGCGCTCGCGTCAGAGCCATAATCCCCAGACCGGACCCCAACCAACATTTTTATTCTTTCTTCGCGATATGGGAACTGTGAACCAGGAGAGCGCCGGGACGGTGGCAAAGGCGAAGGCCAATGCGCAGAGGATGCGCGAGCGGATCGCGGGCCTCACAGCACTGCGGGAGACATGGGAAAACGATTCTACGGGGCTTTTTGAGCGTGAGCGTGGGTATCGGCACGGGCTGGAAAAGCGGCTGGCGAAGGCGAAAGTGTATTTGAGTCACTCTAAGGTGAGGACGTTGTATGAGTGAGAAGAAGTATGAAGGCGGGGCGGAGCGGCAGAAGGCATATCGTGAGAGGCACCGTAACGCTGACCGTAACGCTGGCGGCACCGTAACGGTGGAAAACGTTACGGTTGAAGAGATGCCTTTTGGGGCGGATCCCAAGCTGTGGGCCGGTTGCCTCGAGCGGGCGGATAGGGCTCGGAAGTATGCCTTGAAGTTTCCCGAGCAGATCACACCCGGCCAGGAAAAGTTTCAGAGTCCGTTGTGGCAATACGAGCAGGAGGTGCGATGACCCTGGAGGAGGTGTTGCGGGAGGAGAGTTTAAAACAGGGTTCCTCTTTGGAGGTGACGGAGCGCTGCATACGTTTTGCCACCAACCTTTGTATTCCGCGCCGGAGCGACAAGGAGGAGTGGCTGTGCCGGGATCTTTCCTTTGAGGAGGAGGAGTTGGCAAGGGCCATGTTCAGGGGCGCGTGTCGGCGAACAGAAGGTAGTCCAGTGACCGACTGGATCATTGGAAACAATTAAGGAGGGCAGTTTCGTGAACGATCTTCAGAGGTTTCCCGCTTTACGAGGCTTCGAGGTAGTTCCTCGGGCTGCTCTCCGCATTTTATGAGAAGAAGAAAACGTTGCCCTGTCTGCGGTGAACTGTTCTGGAAAAAGGAGATGCGCCGCCATGTGCGGATCTGTCAGGTGCCAAGGAACCAGACGCTCGTGGAAGTTTTCAAGCGTGAAAAAGAGGATGGAAATATCCTGGCGCATGTGACCGAGATCCCGTTTAATCCAAAGATGGTGTTTGCTAAGTCGGCCGTGTGCGAGCGCTTTGAGGTGATCGTGGGGGATAATAGACGGCTTTGGGTGGATGCTCCCATGCATGTGCGCGCCTCCACTGATTATCCCGGCTATTACGAACTTGTGGGCGAACTCCCCAAAGGCCGGTGGGACCGCTCATACGCTTTGCGCTTCGATGGGCTTGCAAGGAACTGAGCCACACCCGGTCATTGAACTGATTCCCTTGGAGGAATTAAAGCTCAAGGGCTACGATCCTTTGGCGTATTACCGTAAAAGGGCCGATGGGATTCGGCTCATGCGGGACGAGCCCTTGCTCTACGGCTTTGAGCCAGCGGTGTGGAAAAAGGCCGATGAGCAGATCGCGCAGCTGCGGCTGGAATATCCGCACGGGGTGATTACGCTCCTGATTCTTGGAGGCAATCGGGCTTCCAAGACCGTGTATGCGGCCAAGCGTTTCATGCAGCTGGTGAGTGAGGGCGAGAACAGACGTGGATGGTGCCTGCAATCGACAGAGGCGGCTTCCAGGGCCGACCAGCAGCCGGTGATCTACGACCATATACCGGCCAACTTGAAGCCGGAGAGCGGGCGTTTGAGAGGTGGCCGGACGACCAAGATCGTGTATTCGCGCTCGGGCGGGTTTACCGAAAACACGTTTGTTTTGCCGAATGGTTCGCAGGCGTGGTTCAAGTTTTACGGGGCGAATGTGAAGACCTTGGAAGGCGCGGAACTGGACATCGCCTGGGCGGATGAACTCATCGATCCAGACTGGGTGGAAGCGATCAGGTTCCGGCTTTTGAACAGGAACGGGCTTTTTCTGATCACCTTTACTCCGATCGACGGCTATTCCGGCACCGTAAAAGAATTCCTCGATGGAGCCATGACGCTTGAATGGGGGGAAGCGCCGCTTCTTCTTTCCCGCAACGGCAAGGATTTTGAACGGGTGCCGAGGGTGCAAAAAAGCGGCAAGCCCACGGCCAGAGTAATTTATTTCCACACTTCGGACAATCCTTACGGGAATTACGAGGCGATGAAGGTGGAATGCGCGAATTCGTCCAGGGAGCGGATCTTAACTCGGGCATACGGCGTTCCAACAAAGGCTATAGCAGCCGCGTTCCCGCTTTTCAATCAATATGTGCATGTAATCCCCTTCGAACGCTTCCAATCCATGCTGGTAGACGAGGATGGCGAGGTCAAAGAGCCGCACACGCTCTATCAGTTCGTGGATCCATGCGCCGGTCGCAACTGGTTCTGGATTTATGTCTGCTGCACCCGCAAAGCAAAGTTCATCTACCGCGAGTGGCCCAGTTTTGGGCATGACGCCGCGTATGTGCCAGGCGTGGGACAGATGGGCGAATGGACGCTGCCTTCCAACGCAGCGGACGGCGCCCGTGGGCCAGCGCAGGCCGAGCTTGGATGGTCGTTGAACCGTTACAAGGAGGAAATGGAACGCCTGGAAGAAGGCGAGCCCATTGCCGAGCGCTGGATAGATGCGCGCTACGCCAACCAGCGCCGGATAAGCGCGGAAGAGCCCACCACACTCATCGAGGAACTGCGCGAGATTGGGTTGGATTACCTGGCGGCTCCGGCTGAAGGAATGATTTTTTCCGGCCGCTCGGACGGCTCGTTGCGCTTGATCAACGATCTTTTGTATTACGATTCCGCAAAAGAGGTGTCTTCAGTGAACGAGCCCAAGCTCTTTGTGTGCGATACCTGTCCGAACGTTATTTATTCACTGAAAACGTGGACTGGGCTTGACGCAGGCAAGGGAAGCAGTAAAGATCCCGTCGATTGCGTGCGAATGCTCGTGTTGAGCCGGAGCGATTATGTGAGTGAAGAAGTTTTAAAGCCTAAGACGCCGTGGATGCGGCAATTCCCGGCATGAACGCCTTTCCCCTCATGCTGGAAGACAGAAAGCCTCCTTTAGTCGTTAGGCAAAAGTTCAAGCAGACAATCGTCACCGCCGACGAGATCGCCTTTGTGAGACAGAACCTGTTTGACCGGCGCAGCCCGCGCAAGGTCGTTTTCGGAAACGCGAAGGGAAAACGCCGCTTCGCGCTGAACGAGACCCTTGACTTGTTAGGCAAGAAGATCTGGAACGTGGTGGAACTTGTATGAGCGTTGCCGACCTCAAACTGCTTTTGGAAAAGCTCCTCGCCCGCAAAGGCGTGGACGACAGAACCCTGATAGAGGTGAACGGAAATGCGATCACCTATTGGCCTGGGAAAAGGATCACAGGTTTCATGGTTAAACTGAAAAAGAAAGAGCGAACGGACCATTTCCACTGGCCCCCCGACATATAAAATGCCAACGCAACTGGTTAACGTACAAGGTCACTATCCCGCTGGATACCCGCGCGACAGCGGTTATGGCGACAGTTACTCTTTTGATCCGGCCATCCTCGAGATGGCTACCGACAAGCCGGATCTAGGCGTCTTTAAAACTGCGGTCACTGACGCGCAGAATTCCACGATCGCGCAGGATTACTGGTCGCGGAACATGTGCGCCAGGGACTGGTGGTATGCGCGCTGGCCCTACCAGACCTTCGACGGCCGCAAATGGGGAGATCCCAACACCGGCGTTGATCCCTGGCCCTGGCCCGGCGCGTCCGATTCAAGGATCCGCACAATTGAAAAGATCATCGGCCAACATCGATCGCTGATCACTTTCACCCTCCGCAACATGAAAGTGCAGGCGCAAAGCAACCGGCCAGCTACCACGATCAGAGAAAGCCAGCAGATGACCACCCTGCTTAACTGGATGCTCTTTACCCATATGCAGGCCGAGTTGCACCGGGAACTGCGTCTGGCGGTCTCATGGCGCAATGGTTACGGCGCCGCAGTGGTCGACGTCAACTGGTGGCAGACCCGCAGGCTTAATTACATCGATGTCAGTGTGCCAGGACTGCAGGAATTCGTCAACGAACCGGCTGTCGCGCAGTTTATCGGTCAAAGCAACATCCCGATCGGGGAAAATCTTTCGATTGTCGATCTGCAGGAAATGATCATGGATCCAGCCTACCAGGATGATCTGGCAACCCTCCTGCGGGCCGTGTCGCACGATTACCTTTCCAAAGCGCAGGCTAGGTCCAAGCTGGATGATCTGCGTCAGCTGCGCGTGGTACAGATCCCAATTCCTTCCGTGTTCGAGTCACGGCCATCCATTACCGCGCTGCGGCCGATGATCGACGTGCTGTTCCCGCCTTACGCTCACGATCTGCAGCGCGTGCCGTTCACCGATCGCATTGAATTTGTCACTGAAACCGAATTGCGGGATCGGATTGAATTATTCGGATATGACAAAGCGTTCGTGGAGCAGGCTCTCCTCATGCGCGGCCCCTCGAGCAACACGGATTGGCGAATCACTTCAATTGGCGAAAAAACACTCCGGCTCGGAGCTTCGACCACGATCAACCTGGACGCCACAGTTGAGCTTCATCACTTCTACACGCTGGTGCAGGATCGCGGCACACCGGTTCGTTATTGCACGGTCTTCCACATGGGAATCGATTACCCGGCCAAGCATGAACCAGCCGGTTACGAGCATCAGGAAGCCACCTTTCATCCGATGCGCTTCGAGTACGATGATCGCCCCATCCTCTCCTCGCGCGGGATTCCAGAGATAGCGTATACCTGGGAGCAGGAATTGAAGGCCCAGTACGACGCGCAGAGTGATCACACCGCCCTCGCGCTGCGTCCTCCGCTCATTACCTCTTACGATCAGGTGCAGAAGATAAAGGAGAACCTGCAACCGGCTGCCATCATCCCGATGCGAAAGTTCGATGAAGCGCAGTGGATGCGCCCGCAGCCTCTTGATCAGTCCAGTGTGCTTCTGATTCAAGCCGTGGAACAGCGCGTGCGCGAACATTTCGGGCTCTTCGGTCCCGGGCTGGATCCGCAGCTGCAAAAGATCCGGCAGGAAGAAGTCGCTTCCGATTTCCTGCTAGAACTGAAGCCGATGATTCAGCAAATGCTCAAATTGATGCGCCAATTTTTGCCATCTGATGAGGTCGCGCAGGTGGTAGGACAACTCTCGAGGCCGTTTCACATTTCGGACGAGCAATTGCAGATGGAATACGATATCTCGGCCACGGTCGATATTCGCAACCTGGACAGCGATTGGCTAAAGGAAAAACTGGGCTACCTGCAGCAGCTTGCTCAACTGGATACGATCGGGATCTTGGATAAGACCGCGCTTCTTAAAGCTGGAGCAGAAGCGATCGATTACTCTTTTGCCGATATGGCGATACAGCCAAACCAGCAAGCGGCCACGCAGGCCGAGATGCAGGACGAGGCTCGCGCGATAGATCTGATTATTGGCTCCGGCCAGGATCAGCCGCTACCGCAGGGAGCGAACTATCAGCTGCGTCTGCAGGTACTACAGCAAAAGCAGCAATCGATTTCGCAGAACCCGGCGACGATGCAGATCCTGCAGCAAAATCCTTCGATCGTGAAAGTGTTGATGAATCGCGCGCTCTATTTTCAAAGGCAATTGCAGCAGCAGCAGAACGCGCAGATCGGCCGGATGCAGGTAAGCCAGACCTTCAGCAAGCAAGCGCCGGACGTCGCCGCGCCGATGAACCAGATGGGTCTCTCGATGATGGGCCAGGGCCAGCCTTACTAAATGCATCCATCCGTTTTGGCGTGGGTGAAATCGGTTTTGACACTCGATCATGTGTCGGGCAGAAAGGTGCTGGAAGTTGGATCGATGGATGTCAACGGATCTGTGCGTCCTTACGTCGAGTCATTGAAACCGCTCTTCTACCATGCGGTCGACATGCAAGACGGCCCAGGCGTCGATAAGGTCGTAAACTGCGAACGGCTCACCGAGGAGATCGAAACGCACTGGGACATCGTGATCTCGACCGAAATGCTGGAGCATGTTCGCGACTGGCGAACATGTTTTGTGCAGCTGGTTCGCACTCTTCGGCAGAACGGACTTTTACTCGTTACCACACGATCGCCTGGATTCCCGCGACATGAGCATCCAGAGGATCATTGGCGTTACACGATGCAGAACATGCGCGACATCGCCACGAGGCTATCTCTCAAAATCAAAGACCTGCAGGAGGATCCAGAAGCTCCAGGCGTATTCATGTTCGCTAGCCGGGCGCAGGCGCTCATTCGCCCGCTGGTAAAGGTAGAGGTGGCACACATATGAAGCTCTACGTTGGCGTCCCGACCTACCACAACATGACGACCGGATTCGCAGTGTCGATTTTTACCACCGACCTGGGGTTCGATCACGAAGTGCATTTCTTAGAGGGGGATCCTTACATTGGCCGGGCTCGCGACGTTATCGCGGCCAATTTCCTCGAGAGCGATTGCACGCACCTTCTTTTCATGGATGCCGATCTGATTTTTAACGACGAACACATCCGGCGCCTGGTCGGTCACTCGAAGAAGATGATCGTCGGAGGGTTCTATCCAAAGAAGCAGCTGAAACTCGAATGGGTGTGCCAGCCGCATCCGCACAAGCCGGAAGCAGGCAAAGACGGCCTCATGGATCTCATGTATCTCGGCACAGGTTTCATGCTGATTGCCCGGCAGGTGTTCGACGGGATGAAGATTCTCTACGGGAAGGAACTGGCGTTCACCGATGAAATGCATCCTGATAAACGCACCATCTGGGACTTTTTCAGTGTGGGCGTTCACCGGCCGAGCGGTCGTTACCTATCGGAGGACTGGTGGTTTTGCCAGCGCGCACTGGACATGGGATACAAGATTTATGGTGACACGAAGTGCGTTTTGCAGCATATCGGTCACGCTGTTTATCCAATCGTTGCAAAAGATGTGGTTTCGCAAAAAGGGCAGCCTAATAGTTGAGGTCTCAGAGCGCGATCTCACCAACGCTTTCGCGGTGCCGGACACAGAAGCCTGGTGGCTTGCGGTGCATCAAACTCTCAACCAGGCAGAACGCGAAATCTGGGATGGAGCAAAGGCTCGGACGAAGGACAGCAACCTTTGCATCGCCGCTGTCGGCGCGGCAGAAGGAATAGATTTAATCAGACAGAAATTAATCGACAAACGCGCAGCAGCGCTTAGAACTAACCAAGATGCCATTCACAAAGGTAGGAACAAACCAATATGAGGGGCCGAGCGGCCGCAAGTTCAACTTGAAACAAGTTCGTCTCTACTATGCAGGCGGCGACCACTTCCCAGGACAGAAGGGATTTCATCTCGCGCCGCGAGCGCACAATCCACCCTCGCACGCGAAAGCCTCGCGACCGAGTCACGCCACCGCGCCCAGGAACACTGGGATCGGAAGAGCCTGCAGAGCTTAAGGAGTCGGAGCCGGAGTAACGTCTGGCACCTTGTCGTCGACTACCTTTGCCTGAGCCGAGACTCCTGTGATCGCGTCAGCGACGGCTTGCGGAATATCAGCATTTGCAGCTGCATTTTCCAAATTGGTGACCTTCTGCAGCAAGGTATCCACCTCGGTTCCGATTTCAGTTAGGTGGTTGTTGGCGTCCGTCAGTAGTTGAAGTGCTTCTTCAGCTTTCATTTGTATTAGTCTTTCGAGTTTCCGTAGTGCGCCACGGAAGATTAGCGCTTGCGCCACAAGGAGCAAAATTATCAGGTAGTTCATCAGACTTAATAGCACGTCAACTTTTTTTCGCTAAAAAATTGCTTGCACGAGATCTGGTGGGTGCTATTACGCTCCACCTGATGAGAGATTTCGTTGGGTTCCATCTCAGCCGCCGACCGGCGGCAATCGTGAATCCTCGCCCTAACTCTTGGGAGGTTTCCCATGCCTGAGCCTTCAGTTGAGGCCGGTCAAGGTACGCAGACCGCATTTGCTACCGCTCCTGCACCGCAGGATAACCCGAGGACGACAACCGATACGGGAACTAAGAACGTCATGGACTTCTTGGACATTCCGGCGGAAGTCCAAAGCCAGATCAAACCGCGTGAAGTCTCGACCGAGCTTCCAGGCGACGTGCCGCCTCCGCCAGGGCCAGAGCCAGATCAACCGCCGGTAGCTGAACAGCCGCCGCTGGAACCTGAGCCAGCGCCCGACGAAGACGAGCTTGAGCCTGAGATTGAGCCCGAGCCGCAGACCGCTGCCGCCGAGCAACCAAAGCTGGACGGCAGACAGAAACGGATCAACCGTCTGACGCGGCAAAAATCTGAGCTCAACGAAAAACTGGATCAGGCTCACAGGGAGGCCGAAGAGTTGCGCCAAAGACTGGCGAAGCACGAAGGCCAGCAGCCGCAGCAGCCAGGCCCACGCATACCCGGCCAGAATCGCCTGCACTGGGTATCGGATCTGGGACAGCTCGAACAGCAAACGAATCTCGCCGCAAATATGATCGACTGGTGCGACCAGAACGAATCGGGCGAGGGACTCGCTGACGAGCAAATCGCTGCCGCCTACAAGCAGGATGTCGAAGATGGCAAACTGCTTCCGGAAGAAGCCAAGGCCAAAACTATCGCGTTATGGCGTCGCGAGGCCGACAAGGTCGTTCGCGATGCCCCGCAGCGAGAGAAAGAGCTTACCAAGTTCATGTCACTTCGGTCTCAGGCCGAAGTGAATGCACGGGAGGCATGGCCCGAGATGTTCAAAGACGGAACTCAGCAGAACAACATTGCCCTGCAAGTGATCCAGGCGAATCCGATCCTTCGCTCGCTTCCAGACGGACTTTTCATCACCGGCCTTCTCATGGAAGGCTTTGAAAACCTCCAGAAGCGAAAGCCAGGGCTCGCGATTCCACAGACTAACGGCGCAGCAGCGCCGACCGCCGTCCGAGCAGCCACACGCGTTCACAAGGATATCGATGAAAGAGCGTTTGCACCACGAGTGCCGATCGCTCCGCACGTCGCAAATCCGCCCACCCGTCCGGTTACTCAGTCCTCAAAAGCAAAGTTAGATGAGGCATCGAGCAACTTAATCAAGGACGTGGACGGCAGCCCAGAGAGTTTGGCAAAAGTGTTCGCCGCGCTTGACAACGCGCGGCCATACGAACGGCCAAAACCTGGCACCCTCGTCAAGTCTTAGAAAAGGTTGCTCCTTAACACAAGGAGACCTTAATGCCAGCTTTAGTAGAGCCCGAGTTGGTGGGCAAACGACAGGATCTGTCGGACATGCTCTATGTGGCCGATCGAAAGACCACTCCAGGCATATCGTCCATCCGCAAGGGTGAACCCTTAAGAAACATGCTCTACGACTTCGTCGTCAAGAGCTACGGTGCGCGCAAGAAAGGCGGCGTGCCGGATGGCAAGGATGTGAGCGCGTTTGACGCGCAAACCCCAAAGCGCCAGCTGCAGGCACGAGGTGAAGTCTACCGCAGGGCGCCAATGGTCGGATTCGTCGCGCAAGAGATGAGTCTGGCCGGTGGTGTGGCGGGTGTGCCTAACCAGTTCAACGAGGCAAAAGCCGATCAGCTGATCGAGCATAAACGTGACATCGAAAAAGAACTCTGGTCCAACCAGGACTCGAGACCCGACGATGGCGTCAACGGCTCGCAGATGCGCGGCCTTGGCCGTTGGATCTATGAAGGCACAGCGACTCTCACTTTGGATCCTGCCGACCTTTCACCCACGACCGGGTATTTCGAGTTGCCGGTTCCCGCAGATGTGCGGAC